TGCCGCCGGCAGTCAATAGCGTCATGCCAATGCAAATCGGCCCGGCGCTATTGGCTGTCACGGTCATCACCGTGCCAGCAATGCTAGCGGTGAAAGACGCATAGGTGTCGATACCCACAAGCCAGGCCCCGCTCACGCCCGTGTCAACCACGTTTGTGTCAGCGCGGACAATCGAAGGGATGATCGAGACGCCAGTCGTGGCCGAGGCCGCAGACACCAGAGTCAGCGTAGCCGACGTGGGGTTTGCGGAAGCCACAATGGCAGCGGAGGCGGCAGTGTAGGGCACCACGTTGAGCGTGGTGATGTTGTCCATGCCAACGAAGCCCGCAGTCAGGGCTGTAGAGCCCTGACCGGGAGCATAGGAATAGGCCGCGCGCGGATCGAGAATGCCGGCGCCAGCGTAGAACAACGAAGGGCCAAGGTCCGGGTTGTAATCAGGCGTGGGGCCGACACCAGCCGGCTGCTGCCCAAAAACAACTACGGGACCAGAAAAGGCGGTAATAGCCATAGGCCGGCCTCCTTACGCAGTGGGGAACGACCCGAAGATCGAACGCCAATTGTAGTAACCGAACGAGTAACGCTCGTAACCCTTCACAAGCAGATTGTCAGTGACAAAATCCACCTGCATGTCGGTCTCAAACTTGACTCGCTCCATATACGACAAACCATCAATGTTCGTCAGGAGGAACCAAGCAAAAGCCGACGTGAGGAAGTCGTTGGTCATGTAGCCTTCGGGAAGGCCACCGGCCGTCGACACAATCGCGTTGACGTCGTTGTCAGCCGTGCCAGGGCGCAGTTCCGTCTTCGTCAGGCGGATAGCAACCGGCTCAAGCTGCGGCGGGACGATGAGCTTGCGGGCGCGCGCAAACACCTTCAGGCCAGCCTGATCGCGGAAGTTGGTTCGCACCGAGATCATGCCGTTCAGCAAGGTGGCCTCATTGAGGTCAACCTGGATGGTCGGCGTGTTGGCCACGGTGCCACCGTCAATCGGGTGCGTCGTGGAACACAGAGCCACACCGTCACCGCCAACCGACGCATTGTAGGTCGTCGCGGTGTTCAGCAGGTTGGCGCCGTAGATTTCCTTGGTCTGCTGGAAAGACTCAATCAGGCCAAGGTTCGACGGGTGAAACTGCGTCTTGTAGAGGTTGTCATCAATCGCCTTGCGAGTGATGGCATACCCAAGAGCAATTTCAGTGTGTTCCTGGTTGTAGACAAAACGCTCACCAGCATTATTGTCGAACGCAGTCTGACCACCTTCGGTCTTAAGCTGCGCCAGACCCAGGTAGCGCATCTCAGCGGTGCGCTCCAGAGCCATCTTCGACTCGTGCTTGGTGAAAATCTTATCATACTGGCTTGGAATCATTTCGTATTTTCCTTCTACCCCGCGCAGTCCGGGGAGAAGGAGGTCTTTGATTGCAGAAAGGTTAACGGCCACGATTTATCTCCTTACTGGCCATGAAGGGAATGAAGGTGCTTCCAAGTCTTCCCCATCTTAGCATTCCAAACGCTGCTTCTATCAACGTTGTAAAGCTTGGAAAGCTCAGACAAAGATTTATCAGAAGACCTTATAGCCAACACATCGTCTTTGGTTAGTTTGGCCGTTCCTACAGATTCACCAACAACATTTCTGCGGTTTCTTAACTCGCGGTCAATTACGTTGTTTTTCTGAGTATCGGCACGAAGATGCCCCGGATTAATGCACGATGGATTATCACAAGAATGGCATATCACCATGCCATTTGGGATTTCTCCATTGTAAGCCTCATAAGAGACTCTGTGCGCCCTAAGAGTTTTGCTCTTACGGGAAATCAACCCATATCCGCCCGCGTCTTTGCTTCCGACCCATTCCCAGCAACCAGTTGCGGAAAGCCGCGAACGATTGAAAAGAATCGCCTTAAGCAAATCAAGGTCAGATGTGGTTTGAAACGGGACCACCCAACTTTCCTTTTACGAAATGCCAGTCGGACCAGCGCCATTAGAGCGCCAAATCTCGTTGTTGAAGCCGACGATCACCTGCGGGAAGTTCGTGCTGGGGTCGGTGCCGTTCGCGCCGGGCGGGGAGAAGTCGTAATCAACGATGACGAACGGCGAAGTCACAGCCGTCGCAACCGCGTCAAGATACGCGCCAGAAGTGCCAGTAGCGGCATTGCCAGCGCCCAGATTGCAGGTGACATACCGGCCAATCGGCAGGCTAGAGATCACCGAGGGGGTCGCGCTGGCGTTGAAGAAGCTGGAGCCAGTGGCCTGGACAATGAAGCGGGCGTTCGGGTTGTCGATGATGTAAGCCTCGACGTCCTGAAGAGTGTTCGCGTCAGAACCCGGCCAGTAGCGGCTCCAAACCACGCGCTTCTGCGAAACCGACAGATACTTGCAGCCGACAAAGATGCCAGCGCACGCGACAGTGCCGTTGTAGGTGGCGTTCTGAGCGGCGGCATTGGTGATGTAGCCGGTCACAGTGCTAGTCACGGGGACCACCGGGTCACCCCAGTAGATCGGATTGGTGTTCGACGGCGCAATGCGTCGGACAGACTGAGAGAAGGTCGGCGCAGCACCGGCGCCACCGTAATACTCAAGGAAACCAAAGGGAGCCGAAGTGTTCGGCATGGGGTTGCTCCTCTATGCTGGTTTGCTGCCGCACGCCGGGGCGACTTAAACCGGGGGATCGAAAAGCCTCCCACGCCGGGGGGAGGAGCGTCATGACCTATAGACAGAAAAAGGCAGAAGTAAAGGGGTTTTTACACCCCTCTACACATTTTCAATCATTAGGGATCGGGATTGCTTCGTAGCCCTTCTTGATCTTGGCCTGGACCTCGCGATGGTCGCGGCCAAATTGTCCATCAGGGCTCTGATTAAGCGACTGCTCCCTGATCTTGACCTGATCGCGAGCCTTCTTCTTCTCAGCGTTTTCAAATCGTTCGCTGATAACCTTCGGGCGAGCCATCAACACCATGCCATCACGCTCAATGACAGGGTAATTCCCGGTCGGCATCATGGTCGGGTGGCGCTCTGTAGGCACAGGCTCCCATCCAGTTCGCGCAAGAGACACCTGATAGGCCGGGTCTTCCATGCCATAGACGGTCTTGCGCTTCCAATTATAGTCCCAGCCGTCAGGGACCATGTTTTGGTCAATGTAGAACTTGTCGCTTCCCTCATCGACGCTGCCACCAATAGACCCCATAATTTCGGCGGCTCGCTTGGCAGCAAGTTCACGAGAATTTTCAGGGCGAAGGGCAGGACGCTGATCTGGACGACGCGGAACAGGCTGCGCAGCAGGTTCCGGGTCAATGCCTTGATCCAATTCATTCACTACCCTGGTAATGGCAGCGACATCATTTGGCACTTCAAGTGGAATATCGTTGTCAATCCTGATTGCAGACGGACGAAGGCTAGGGCGACCGGGGCGCTGGGGCGAATAACCGCTCATTTTGGTTTCTCCTAATGAATTTTGCCAGCCTTGCGGAGTTCCACAAGGTTTTTGGCGTATTCAGTATCCGTCATGCCCATCATTTGGGCCATTTCACGCTGTTCTGGCGTCAACCTAACGACATTAGAGCGCGTTCCGTTGGCGGTTCCGCTACGGCTAACCGGCGCAGCAGGGGGCGCCGACTGCCGTTGCGCGCCGGATGAGGCGGCAGACATGGGAGACTCGGCCGGAGCTTCGTAGCGCTGCGACGAAATGCCCAAAATGCTCTCAATAGCTGAAAAATACTCGTCGGTATCAGCCTTGATGCCGTCAGCGTCGACCAGATTATGCGCCGCGATCATCTTCCGAGTCAGGCGCGGATCGTGGACGCACTCAGGATGGCGCCTGATCCAATCTGCGGAACGCGGGGAGAGTGTTGCCGCGAAGGCCTCAACAGGGTCAGACGGGGCCGTATAGGCCGGCGGAGGTTCACGCTTGGGGGCGGCCTCCATACTGGCCTTGCCATTCTCCAACTGAAGGAGCTTGGCAGCGTTGGAGGACATGCCTTCCTGGATATCGGCAGCCGAGTCAAAATCACCAGACGCCATTGCCGCCCGGTAATTGCTCTTCAGGATATCGTTCTCACGCCGCAGGGTGCTAATGGCGTTGTTGATGAGATGAAGAT